GTGGTGGTCAGGACGAGCATATCAGAGATCCGTGAACGACTCTGCTGAGCGATCCAGCAGTACCACTGGATACACCACATCTCGAACATCTGGCCTTCGGCGAAGTTGCGCTCATTGTAAAAGTATTTGGCTGATGCCACACTTGCCTGGATGCGTCGCTCGCCTGTGGCATCGGCAGCGTCGCCGAAGAGATTTAAGCGTTCAGCGATACAAGATTGCTGGAACGCAGCGACGGCCACCTCGCGTTCAACACGCATGGCAGGGAATTTTGTCGTGAGCAGCTTCGCCAAAGCTTTGTGTGGTACCACATGCCAGCCGAATTTGTCGTAAATGAGCGTGTGCATTGAGAGAACGCCAACGGCATCCTTCTCCACCTTGATGGTCGCAAACATTGATTTGTCGATGGTGACAAAGAAGCGCGTGATAATGGCACCATCGTCACCACCGCAAACGATGAAAGAATCATCGCATTTGATAAAGGCGGTGAATGAACGGGTGCTCATACAATCGACGTAATAAAACAGAGCCACCACGGTGTTTAGAAAGTATGTGAAAGCTGTCCCAGAGGCCAACTGTGCATCGGTGAAAGCCTTAGTTAACTTCTTCTTATCGACAGTGCGCCAAAAGAAGTGCGGATCGCCAGCGGCTGACTCGCAGATGCCAAGAAATTCAGCCACATCATAACCGAAGGCAAAGGCGAAGAAGTCTCGCGCCTCACAATAGTCGCAAATTGTCGCGAGAAAGTACATGGTGGCGAAACTGTGCGAGGCATCCATGCCCGCGATATCAAGACATTTAACGAAAGAGCTGACGTCGAAGCCTCTTGAGAGGAGTTCGCGCCACATGTCATCACTAGTCGCACCAAACCTGCCAAAAGCCATGAATTTGCTTGAAAAACGTCGGTAGGTGACAGTTGCCGTGATGAAGACGTTATAAGCCATTAGTGCGTTTCTGAGGGTTGGGATATCGCTGACAGGCTGGTGGGCCTTCGCGCTGTTCTTGTACACAGCGGCGTGCCAGCTTTCAACGAACAGTTTGACGTCGTTGGTCTCAAAATCGCTCTTCTCCAACGCATCAAACAACCATGATTCGATTTTCATCTTCACCTGCGTCTTCGTGAAAGCAGTGGTGCGGTCTCGAAACATAGCGTTGAGCACTTCGAACAAATCGTACTCACGCGAAATGAGACATTTGCCGAAGACGGTTTTGGTGATATCAACACGCAACCCATCGCCTGCGGCACTCATTATCTCATCTATCAACTCACCTTTAGAGTCAGAGCCAATGGCTATCCCGGCGCGCTTGACGATACTAGTAA